ACGCGAGCCTGTTCGGTCACGGCTTCGATGCGGCCTACGTGCTGGGTCAGGAGTTGGAAGCCGCAGGCGTCACCCTCGCCGCCACCCCCGCCCCGCTGGACGAGTGCTGCTACACCCGATCCGCTGGTCTGACCTGTGTGTATCACGCAGCCAACCCAGCCACCCCCGCCCCGCTTGGTCCGCTGGTCGCTGACGGATGTCCTGCGTGCCATCACCCCGACCACGATCCCGGTTCCTGCGAGTGGTGCCCGCGCTGCGAGTTGCACACCGACGACGCCTTCGCATGGGTCCAGCGCATCGATCCCGACCTGATCGCCACCCCCGCCCCGCTGGACGGACTGCGTGCGGCGCTAGACGGCGTGATGTCTCGCGTCCGGCTCGACCTCGTGAGCGGCGGGACTGACCAGCGGTACTCGCCAGCCGAGGTTGCCGTGCTGGTGCGGCAAGCGGTCGAGGGGACGTACGTCGCCATCGCCGCCGCCTACGCCGAGGAGGCGCCTGACGAGGGCAACGAGTGGCAGGAGCGGAACGAATGAACTGCCTGCCCCGCACCCTCGACGACATCCTGCCGACCCTCGATGCCTGCGCCCGAGCGGCGGGCGGCGCCGACTGGGCGGGTGACGCCATCCTCGGCGCCCAGACCGTCGCCGTGATCGTCCTCGCCCTGTCCCTCTGCGTCCTGCTGGCGGCGAGGCTGGCACGATGACCGACTGGCTGTTCGCCACGCTGTTCGTCGTGGGCACCGTGGGGCTCGTCCTGCGGATCGCCCGCTGGATCGACAACACCGCCGAGCGACGCGACTCGTATCGGCGCAACCACCAAGCACACAGGAAGTAGAGTGACACCGTGGCAACCATCGACATCACGCGGACGGGGCTGGGCGCCGTTCTCGAAGTGTTCATCCTTCGCCGCAAGCGCAACACCTGCGAGGTCTGCGGCAACCGGCGTGTCCTGTACGCCGTCCAGATCGTCGGGGACGCTCGCGCCGACGAGGACCGGCTATGGCGGTGCAAGCCGTGCGCGGGCCTGTAGTCCTCGCCATCGACCCGGGGCCAACGCAGTCTGCCTACGTCCTCATGGTTGATCGCACCGTGCTGGACGCGGCGAAGTTGCCCAACGAGACGGTGCTGTCGCTGGTCCGCAACGGGCTCTACGACGCGCTGGTCATCGAGTGGATCACCGTGGCCTCGGTCGCCGGGGCCGAGGTCTACCAGACGTGCCGCTGGATCGGGCGCTACGAGCAGGCCAGTTCGAAGCCCGTCACCCTGCTCCCCCGCTCCGACGTGCTGCTGCATCTGTTCGGGAAGCGCAACGTCAAGAGCGCCGACGCGCTCGTCCGACGGGCGATGCTCGACCGCTACGGCGGTGACAGCGCCAAGGGCGTGAAAGCGCACCCCGGCCCGCTCTACGGGTTCCACGCCGACTGCTGGCAGGCGCTCGGCGTCGGCGTCACGTTTCAGGAGACGACATGAGCAAGGCACCCGCGTGGAAGAACCGCATCGTCGGTCAGGGGACCGAGGACCCCGAGCAGTTGCTGGCAAATCCGTCAAACTTCAGACGCCATCCGGGGAACCAGCGCGACGCGATGCGGGACGCGCTCGATGAGGTCGGCTGGGTCGCGACGGTGCTGGTCAACACGACCACGCAGCACCTCATCGACGGCCACCTACGCGTCGAAGAAGCCATCACCAAGGGCGAGAAGGAGGTCCCGGTCACCTACGTCACCCTGACCGAGGATGAGGAGCGGCTGGTGCTGGCAACGCTCGATCCGTTGGGCGCGCTCGCGTCGGTCGATGCCGAAGCGCTCGGCGCGCTGCGCGCGGAGTTGGGCACGGACTCGACCGCGCTGCAGCAGATGCTCGATGACATCCTCGGCTCGCACAGCGCCGTGCCCACGCCGGGCGACCTGTTCAGCGGCTTCCGTGACGGGCTCGACAAGGCTTACGGCGGGGCCACGTTCCTCGTCACGTTCGAGTTCCCCGCGTCCTCCCGGGAGGGCGTCGGCACCGCGATCACTGAGAAGGGCAAGGCCTACTGGGTCGAGCAGATCATCACCCTCATGACCGTCGATGCCGTGGACTGACCACACCCCGGTGGAACGGCACCTCTGCGCCGGGCGGGAGGTGCTGGTCAAACGCGACGACCTGTACGCCACGCCACCCGCGCCACCGCTGGCGAAGTTGCGTGGCGTCCGCGTCCACCTCGCGGGCGGGAGCGGGATGGTCGGCGTCTACGACACCCGGGTCAGCAAGGCGGGCTGGGGTGTCGCCGCCGTCTGTGCCGAGATGGGGCGACCCGTCTACGCCTACTATCCCCGGCTCATCGCAGAGGGGAACACCCTGCGTCCCGCGCAGGCGAACGCCGCCCGGCTGGGCGCCGTCCTCATGCCGCTCGCCGCTGGGCGCACCGCGATCTGCTACGCCCGCGCCCGGGCCGACTGCCAGCGGCGGGGCGGCACAATGCTCCCCCTCGGGCTCGTCCTCGCGGAGACGGTCGCCGCCGTCGCCATCGAGGCGGCGCGCACCTTCGAGGAGGTTGATCCCGGCTGCATCGTCGTATCGGTCGGGACGGGGATGATCCTCGCCGGGCTGCTGGCAGCGGCAGCAGGGCGCCCTGTGTTCGGAGTCAGCGCGGGCATGGACCCAACGCGCGTCAGGCGCCGCATCGAGGCCACTACGGGCCGCCCTGTGCCGCCCTGCGCCATCGAAGCCTCGGGCGATTACTACACCCCGGCGACCGGCTCGGGTCCCTTCCCGATGCACCCCTACTACGACCTCAAAGCGTGGCGCTGGCTGGAGGCGCAGACTGCCCTTCCCAGTCCAATCCTGTTCTGGAACATTGGAGCCTGACCCGATGCCTGCCTGCGGTTCTCAGACGATCCTCTGCGATGTCCCGATCAACTTCGACACCTACAAGGGCTGCACCTTCCGCTGCTCGTACTGCTTCACGCAGCGCAAGCGCTCGCTCACCAAGGCGGAACCGGCCGAGTCGGTCAACGTGCTGCGCGGCTTCATCGAGGGACGGCGCGACAGCCTGACGCGCTGGGCCGATTGGGACATCCCGATCCACTGGGGCGCGATGGCCGACCCGTTCCAGCACCTCGAACGCCGCGAGAAGCGGTCGCTGGCCTGCCTCGAACTGCTGGCCGAGACGCAGTACCCCGTCATCGTCAGCACCAAGAGCCTGCTACCCGCCGAGGAGCCGTGGCTGTCGCTGATCGCCCGCTGCAACCTCGTGTTCCAGATGAGCATGGTCCACCCCGACTTCGATGAGTGGGAGCCGGGCGCGCCCTCGTTCGCCGCCCGCATGGAGGTGCTGCCGGTCATGGCGAAGGCCGCCAAGCGGGTCATCGTCCGCTGCCAGCCCTACGTCATCGGCTACGTCGAGCGCATCAGCCACTACCTGCCCGAGTACCGTGAGGCGGGGGTCCACGGGCTGATCTTCGAGGGGCTGAAACGCCCGGTCCAGAGCGAACCCGGGCTCAGCAAGAAACTCGGCATGGAGAAGGTCGGGGCGGATTTCGTGTTCCCGACCGCGCGGCTGGCCGAGGACTTCCGAGAGTTGCGCGAGCGCATCCACGAACACGGGATGCAGTTCTACAGCGGCGAGAACCGGCTGCGCTTCATGGGCGACAGCCCGACGTGCTGTGGCGTGGCCGACATCGAGGGCTGGCGCGTCAACACCGCCAACATGAACCACCTGCCCATCGTCTACACCGCCAAGCAGCAGGAGAAGGGCACCGCCGAATGGGCGAAAGCGCTGGGGCAGGACACCGGAACCTCCCGCGTGCTGCGCGGGCTGTCCTACAAGGAGGCGATGGAGGTAGCCGCCAACACCCGCTCCAACCGGGTAGCCATGGGTCTTAGCATTGAGGGACATGGCCCGACCGACGCTCCTGACCGATGACCTGATCGCGCGCATCACCGATCTGGTCCGTCTGGGCAACTACCCCCTGATCGCCGCTCGCGCCAACGGGGTCGCGGACAACACCTTCTACGAGTGGCTGGCACGGGGGCGCGAGGCGTCAGGGACCGTCGTCGGCAGGAGCAAGCACGGCAAGCGGGCGGTCGAGACGGGGACCGTCACAGTCCTCGATCAGTGTTCCAAGTTGTCCAACGCAATCGCCGAGGCCGAAGCGCTGTGCGAGGCCCGCGTGGTCGGCACCGTCGTCGTCGCGGCCAACGCCGACCACAAGGCGGCAGTCACCTTCCTCGAACGGAGGCACCCCCAGCGCTGGCGCCAGCACGTCAGCACCGAGATGACCGGACCCGAGGGCGGGCCGATCCAGACGCAGGTGGAGGTCAGCACCCCGGTTGGCTCGGTCGATGAGACGCTGGCGGGCATCCTCGAAGCGATGGCCCGCGCAGGCAAACTGCCCAAGGAGGGCTAAGGATGGGTCAACGACCGGCAGCGCCCAAGGGGGCGCTTCGCCTGACGTGATCGACTACCGGGCGTGGGTCGGCTCGCTCAGCGAGGGCGACAAGGCCGCGCTGCTCACCCGGCTCACCCCTCGCCTGACGCCCTACATCAAGCAGACGCCCACCCCGCCCCAAGCCGCGTTCCTGCTCACCGACGAGTTGGAGGTGCTGTTCGGGGGCGCGGCTGGCCCGGGCAAGTCGTCGGGGCTGCTGATGGCGGCGCTGCAGTACGTGGATGTGCCCGGGTACGCCGCCCTGCTGCTGCGGCGCACCTTCAAGGAACTGGCGATGCCGGGCGCCCTCATCGACCGGGCGGACGAGTGGCTGCGCCCGACCGACGCCCGCTGGCTGCCGACCGAGATGACGTGGGCGTTCCCGAGCGGCGCGACGCTGTCCTTCGGCCACCTCAACTTCGAGCAGGACAAGTACCAGTACCAGAGCGCCGAGTTCCAGTTTGTCGGCTTCGATGAGTTGACCCAGTTCAGCGAGACGATGTACGCCTACCTGTTCAGCCGCCTTCGCCGCCTGCAGACGAGCGCCATCCCGATCCGCATGCGCGCCGCGTCCAACCCCGGAGGGCAGGGCCACCAATGGGTCAAGCAGCGCTTCATCGAGACGACCGAGCGGTCCCGGCTCTACATCCCCGCCCGGCTGCGCGACAACCCCTACCTCGATGCCGACTCCTACGTGGAGTCGCTGATGCAGTTGGACCCGGTGACCCGGGCGCGCTACCTCGAAGGCAACTGGACGATTGAGCATGAAGGTCGAATGTTCAGCCGGGGATGGTTCCCCGTGGTTGAGACAGCGCCAGTCGGGCTGCGTACCGTGCGACGCTGGGACCTCGCGGCCACCTCGAAGGTGGAGGGCAATGACCCCGACTGGACAGCGGGCGCCAAGATGGGTGTGGACGGGCAGGGACGCTACTACCTGCTGGATGTCATCCGCGCCCGGACGACGCCACAGGGCGTGGAGCGGCTGATCGCCAACACGGCTGCGCTGGACGGGCGGGAGGTCCCCATCGTCATCGAGGAGGAACCCGGGTCCAGCGGCAAGGCCGTCGTGTCCTACTACCAGCGCATGGTGCTGCCGCAGTACGCTGTCCGGGGCGTGCGGATGACCGGCGACAAGACGACTCGCGCCGCCCCCTTCGCGTCCCAATCGGAGGCAGGCAACGTGCTGCTGGTCCGGGGCGCGTGGAACGCCGAGTGGCTGGACGAAGCCGAGATGTTCCCCCTCGGTGACCACGACGACCAGTTGGACGCGACCGTCGGCGCGTGGGAGTCGCTCGCGGGCGGCGGCAACGCCCGCCAGACCGTCTACGCCGCGCCCTACAAGGAGCCGGTCACCCGGCGCGGCGACCTCGTACTCAAAGGCGACCGCTACGTGGACAAGACGACAAGGAGCAGATGATGGCGACTGGCGTGGACCCCGAGGTCATCGCCCTGCTCGAAGAGCGGCTGGGCGACCGCTCGACCCCGGCCGATCAGGACAAGTTGCGCGCCTTCGCCAAGTTCGACCCCGAGCGCGCCAAGCGCTACACCACCGCCCGCAACTACTACGAGGGCGAGCAGCGCACCCTCCTCACCGACCGGGCCAAGGCGTATCTCGAACGCTCCGGCCTGCCCTACGCCGAGAACTTCTGCGCCACCGTGGTCGATGCGCTGGCCGAGCGGCTGAGCGTTGCAGGGGTGACGACCGACCTTGCCTACGAGCCCACGCCCGATGAGAAGGCGGCGGGCGAGGAGGGCGAGGACGAGTACGCCGACTGGCTGTGGGACTGCTGGGACGCGAACCGGGGCGACGAACTCCAGACCGACATCCACCACGAGACGACCGAGACAGGCGACGGCTTCGTGCTGGTCGATTGGGACGCCGCCCGCGAGCGCGCCCGCCTGACGTTCAACCGCGCCGAACTCATCACCCCCGTCTACGAGGACCGGGAGATGATGTGCGCCGTCAAGGTGTGGGACAGCGTGCGGAAGTCGCCCGTCAACCCCAACGGCCGCGCGGTGCGGCGCATGACGATCTACTGGCCCGACCGGGTGGACAAGTGGTTCTGCCCCGCCAAGCAGGGTGCCGACAAGGCCGCCAAGGACGAGTGGGTCGAGTGGCTGGACGAGGGCGACAAGGGCTGGCCGGTGCCGTGGGTCGGGGCTGACGGCAAGCCGCTCGGCGTGCCGGTGTTCCACTTCGCCAACCTGCGGACGATTGACGGGCTCGGGCGGCCGGAGCATTACCAGTCCATCCCGCAGCAGGACCGGCTCAACAAGGAACTGCTCGACCTCGCCGCCGTCATGGACAGCCTCGGCTTCCCGCAGCGCTGGGCGCAGGGTGTCAGCGACACGTCCGGGCTCACCGCCGACCCCGGCGTGGTGTGGAGCAGCGACAACCCGGGCGCGGTGTTCGGCCAGTTCGCCGCCGCCGATCCGGGCGGGCTGCTCAAAGCCTGCGAGTCCACGCTGATCCGCATGGCGACGCGCTCGCGCACCCCCGCGCACCTCATCTACCTCGCCCAAGGGCTGCCCAGCGGCGAAGCGCTCAAGACGGCCGAGTCGGGCTTGGTGGCCAAGGTCAAGAACCGGCAGGTGTACTACGGAGGGGT